GCAGCAGCAGTACCTCCAGCAGCAGCAGTACCTCCAGCAGCAGCAGTACCTCCAGCAGCAGCAGTACCTCCAGCAGCAGCAGTACCTGGGAATAGCGCATTGGCAAGCGCATTAGTACCAACCGCACCAGCTACGGTGCCGCCTATTTGCCCAAGGGCATTATTCCTAGCATTACCAGATGCTCTCTTACGCGCTTCTTCGTTCATCCTTGCCAAGCCGCCCGGCCCCCAGACCATCTCTGCTGCTTGCGGCCCCGAGTATCCCTGGCGCCTAAGATCCTGGTATCGTGCTATTTCTTCTTGGCTTGCCATAGTTAAATACCGCTAAATGTAACTGTACCGTTAAACGCAGAAATTCTTTGATCATTACTACCCCCGGCATATAACCGCTTCCCAGGGGATTGCCTTGAATAATCTTGGTTAAGTTGCAGATCGTAGCGTGGAAGAATCGTAGTTAGCCCATGGATCTCTGCAAATCGCTCTAACATTCCAAGCTGCAACGTTTCGCTATTAAGCACCGATAGATCTGTATCGGCTAAGAACGTGTTATAAACTCCGCTATAGTATGCCCATAGTACGGCGCCATCGGTTACAGTTCCGCTCGTGTGCGTGGGCGGTGTGGCTCCTGAAGTGCCACCAAGCACGGTGCTATAGTAATTACCGTTGTAAAAGCAGTAACTACCTGCTGCAAACACAGTTGTAGTAACCCAAGTTCTAGGCCGTACCGACCGATCCGCAACGTACTCAAATATAATTATCTCGCCTGCTGTTGTAGCCCCTGGGGTTGGGTTAATTAACAACTGGCTATTAGAGATCCCTCGTAGCTGAAAGTTCTGGTAAGTAGTCGGAGTTAATCCAAACCCTCTAATATCTGCATACTCTTGTGGGCTCATTGGCCCAAGTACACGGTACCGGGTGCTCTGATTCCAAAATGTTTCGTAGTGGTACGAAGAGAAATCCCCGGGCAAGGCATAGGAAGCTTGTGAAGCAACTAACGTAATGCTGCCCGAGGCGTAAAGTTGTGGCCACGCGTATTGATTTGCCATCTCTTTACTAACGCGGTTAGCGATAGCAAGGATTTGCTTTGTTGTTGTGTCGGTACTACCAATGACAGTTGAAGCTACGGTATACCCGGCTTCGTTTGCAACAGCTTGTACGTTCTCAATAAGCGTGGCCAATTATTACTCCGTTTCTATGCGAGGGGGTCGGCCCCTGCGTGGTTTAGCTACTTTAGGCTCTGCCCTAGAATCTTCATAATCTAAAACCTCTCGGTACTCTTCTCTTACAGCACGCCTTGAGGATAAAGATCCACCCTCATTAGCATCCACCCTCTGTAATAAAAGCTCTAGCTGATCCTCTAATCGCTGAGTGCGTAGGCGCTCACGCTCTAGTGCTTCCCTGAGCCCTACAACCAAATTCTGGGGAGTGTTTGCTGCTGCTAGCCAATCCTTAGCCTTTTTTACAAAGTGACCTTGTGGGCCCATCCTGCGCTTTACATCATCGTTAGCTTCTGCAAGCTGCTCTACCGTGTTAAATCCCTGGTGCTGAAACTCTCTTAAGGTAGATCCAGGCATTAACGACCACTCGATCAAGGGAGTGCCAGAGGTTACTGTAGAACTTCCATCTATAAAGTTCTTGTACAGCTCTGGGTAATCTTCCTGATCTCGCCTTTCTATTTTCCTTACCGTTTCATCCATTCCAGGGAACTGGATTGATATGGATGGAATAGTATCAAAGATAGGGCGCCCAGCTTCCAGCGATTTATTTACATTCTCAGGATACGCATTAAAGAACTTAACGTTTGCACTACCATATCTGCGCGGTGCTCCCGTTGTTCTTCCTTCTCCTCTTATTTCACTCCAAGGTATTTGTGCCATCTAGTTTTCCCTCTATACACGTTACTATTTAAGAACATACCTCTGTAGACATCGGTATCAGCTTCTATTAGTAGTGCCGATATGTTTACAGAGGGAATCAATAACATACTGTTACCAACTTATGTTCTACCGATACCGATGTTTATGGTGTTCCCCACTTAGCTTGTAAATAATTTTCTACGTTTGTTAAATCTGTGCCAGTTAAAACAGAATTGTATATTAGCATTTCGCCCATAGCCCCATCCCAATGATCGGTTACAACTGGATAATTCCAACTGCCAATAATCATTTGTGCTGTAATTGATGTTGTAGCAGCATTGCTTGCTGTAGTAGCTATTGATGTTTTATTTTTTCGTAAAAATGAATTAGCAGGCCCAAGCCCTGCTGATAACAAATGAAAGCTTGCGTTAGTTAAAGTACCTATTGGCCCAAGAACACTAGGAGCCACAGCAGAACTATTACCAAATCCCCAGAATTTATTTGTAAAATCTACCCCGAATGCTTTTTGTGTTGGAGATGAATTGTGCCCCCAAATTCCCCTATATTGACTATTTGACCATACTGGACGCGAAAGAATAGCAAAAAATGTAAAATTGCTTAAAGTTATGTTCCCTGTAGATAGCAAATACTTATTAGTGCCTCCCCAAGTTACTACTGGCAACCCGTTTTGCCCTGCGGCTGTATAAGTAGGTTGATAGCCCCCGTTTGATTGAGCAAAAGAATTGCTATTTCCGCTTTGATCTGCCCACGCGCTAACAGTCCCCGAAGATTGCGTTATTCCAGCATCTGCTTTAAGCCATACTTGCAAACCAGCAACAGACGCAGGATCAAAAGATGCGCGCGCCCCACCAGGCGATGCAGCTATCCCAATACCTCCGATGCCCATGCCGATCAACACTAGCCAACCTCCGCTAATAAAGAGCAACAATAAGAGTAGCTGTAGTGCTCGTAGCATAAACCTTGCTAGCAAATATAGGTAGTAACGTGCCTGCCGGAACCGTTAGTTGCACAGGCGAAGTATCTCCCTGTGCTAGTACGTTTATAATCCCAGCACCGCCCACCCACAAACCTCTAACGCCCACTAAGGCAGTTGAATCTGAGGTAGTAACAATAGTTAGCTTGGAAGCTGAGAACATTGCGCCAGGGTTGCTTGGTGTATAATCTGCCATAGATCCTCTAAAAATGGGGTGCTATACAAGCCACCCCGTAAAGCTAAGTTGCTTTAGTATGAAGCAAAGCTATCCAATTTGTATTCGACTGACGAATACACTGAAGAGCCTGTGCAGTAGTTACCGTTGTTCCAGTAGCGCCAACAATGGTTGTATTAAGCGTCTGAGAACTTTGAGCATAAACCTTTATGCTGTTAGCTCCATTATTCGCAATATAAACCACTTGACCAACTGGACAATCAACAGGCAATTTTACACCCGTACTTGCTGCTGCTGTTCCAACCAAGTTTACAAACGAGGTAAGAGCAAGTGCATCAGTAATAGTGGTCCCTGCTGCTGTGAGAGAACCAGACGATGACAAGGTAGGAGCCGAAGAAAGCGTTGCAGTAGATACCACCGAAGCTAATTGATCAGCTAACCCCAACCCCATAAGATCATTAATAAGTGCCATAAAATCCTGTAAAAAGAGGGCTTGCTATACAAGCCAAGCCCCGTTTTGGTTATACGTTGCTGTACATAGAACCAGCCGCCTGTATCTCAACAGCTGATCCAGAACCTGAATCAGTTGTTAGACCTACAACACCGGTGATAACGCCAGCTGTAACCGCATCATCTAACACACCAGCCGTTGCCGTTGTGTAAACCTTAGTTGCCGCAACGTACGAAGCCGCTACACGCATCTTAATTCCTTTGCCAGTGCCGCCGCCGCTACCAATAAACACCCAAAGGTATTCACCTGTAGCTGCTGCACATTGTGCAATTCCTACAATCTTAGGAGTAGTGCTTGCAGTTGTGGTTGTAACGGATACAAACAAACCTGCTGCACTAATGATCCCTGCATCAAATGCTGTAACGGCACCTGATGCTTGTACAAACATAAACTCGCCCCGTGTATCAGACCCACGATCCAGCACTTTTGCTGGCGTAATCGTAGGGCTAGTACCGTATGAAGCGGTAGTTTTAATTCCAAATGATCCTGAAGCTGACATAACTCAATTCTCCTTAACTTTAAGTGTAAATTACAGCCTGAAGTGCTGGAGCTGAACAACAGAGGTTGCCTTCCAACAGAATCACACTGAAATATGCATCTTGATCCGCAGGCCGTACCATCTGATCAGCGAGAGGCTTAAAATCTGCCCCACGAACCATATCAAATGTGAAGTACTTAGTGTTTAGCAAACGAATAGAATTGGTTTCAAGCTCTGCTGAACCAAATCCACCATCAAACACAAAGCTGCAACCATCATACTCTAGTGCGCGAAATCCAGAGCTACCCTTTTTAATTGGTGCCGAGATACGCTGAATAGCTGTCATGCTGCTATGTAAGAACTTCCATGCCGATCTGTCGCAGATACCGAGAGTAGCCATATCAGATCCGCGAGTTATCCTTGATAGCGTGTCGGTTACTGTTTCTTGAACGTTAGCTGCTGTTAGTACTGTATTTACTGCAACGTTGCGCGCCCAGGTATTAACTGAACGATCTACGCCACCATAAGTTCCAGAAGATGGGCTAGTGCTGATTGCCTTCTTTAGGCCGTCAAGCTCCAGACCACCTGAACCAGTACCATCGCTGCGTAACGAAGTTGATACGGTATTTTTGATCCTAGCGATAGATCCTTTCATCTTCTCTTCTACTAGATCAAGCAATCGCTCTTCACCACGGTTAGCCCTGCGCTCACGCCCAGAGATAGAAAGTGGCTCATAGCACTGCTTGATAGCAAAGCGGAAAGCTGTAAGCTCTTCGATTGAATCAAGGTTGAAAGAACCGTATCCTGCAAACCATGATCCCTGTGCTGAATCATTGTACAGAACGGTTTTGCGTAGCTCATATCCACCATCTACACGGCGAATGTTGCCCTCATCCTCTAGTGCAGTTAGCACTGGGCTGTGATGTGTTACCTGATCGGCAATATCTGCGCTCTGATCAAAGAGGGTAGCAGTAACTGCTTCTTCTAAAGTTGCCATATATATTAATCCTTATAATGCACCTACGGGCGCACTAGTGGATCAATCTCCGCTAAGCCTGCGCCGTAAGTTATCTCGTATGTTTTTAATCTCTAATCGGGGGGAGCCACTGCCTACGCTGCCCGATATCGACCGCGAAGCTCTTCTGGCTTTGGCGGCTTCATTGCTTTTGGCATTAACCTGACCTGCTGCATCTAACCTATTAGATAGATCAGAGAACATTGGATCACCCCGAACAACGTAATTGTAGGCCGTCTCAAGAATATCGTGAGGGGAGCCACCTTGTTGTGCGAGCGCCTGAACTACGGGGGCCATTTTCTCCTCAAGCTGGGCCGCAGTTTGAGGATCGGTTGCCGTAAATAGCGTTTTGCCTTTCATGAACGACTGTACTAGATCCAAGTTATCTTGAGCAAGCATATTCTGTTCCTGCTGCTGCGTGATCTCTTGTATGCGCTGATCTACTAGCTGAGATACATCAGCGCCCTGCATGTAATTCTGCTGGGGGTACTGCTCATATCCCTGATTGTATTGCTGGTAATCTTGGTACTGTTCTGGCTGCTGATATAGATCCGCCGGGGTAACTCCGTAGGCATCCAACCACTCGAGCGCTGTTTGTACTGGCGACTCGCGCATAGCCATATCCCAGGCTATAGATCTCTCTGTTACTAGCGTAGGGCTTAGGCCCATCTTAGAGTATTCTTCCTTGTACGGATTATATGCGTTGTATAAGCCCTGATTCTCATTATGTAGGCGATCTACTTCTACTTTTCTGCGCTCGTATTCGGTGCGTGTTTCGTGTGCTCTACGGCTAAGATAGCTTTGTAGGATGTGAGTGTTTTCACCGGTTGGCGCCATGAAAGCCGCGCGCTCTTGGGCGTTCATATCTTGAGGTGGAGCAACCGCACGGGGAACGCTAGCATCTTCGTTGCTTCCGGCTGAATCCTGCCTATCTATTTTGGAGCGTGTAGGCTCGATAGCCGTATCTGCCCGGGAGTATTTTGATTCCTCTACCGATTCAAAATTGTGTTCTAAACTGCCTCGTATATCCAGCCCCGACTCTGAATTAACTACGACTGCCTCTGTTGTTCCCTCTTCATCTGCCATTACGGTACCTCTCAATTACTTTAGACGCTAAATCCTTTGCAAACTTGTTTGACATTCTTTCCGCTTCTTTCTCTGGGCTGTACCCACGATCATAAGCATCGCCTATCTCATCCACCCCGGCTGCCTTGTATGCCTGGCGAAGCTTTGCTTTGCTAGTGTAGATCTCCCGTGGGTTAAGAGGGTTCTTTGTGGGCTCCATCTCATCGTGGATGTATTTAAGGCACGGCCCTGAGCCATCATTAAATGGATCATCTTTACCAAACACCCGTTCCCCTAGTGTGCCGAATCGTGTCGGCCAGGCTTTTTCTGTCATATCTGATTAGCTACCAAATGTTGTAGGCGGTAGGTTATTAATAACTATAGGTTGTTGCTGTTCTTGCATAGGCTGTGCGGAGTTCATTGCCATGCGGATGCGCTCTAGCTCCTGCTCTTGGCTGAGCCGCTTTTCTTCCATTAGCTTCTCACTTTCCTTCAAACGTACCGCCATGTTTTCTAGTTCTAGCCGTTGCAGATCCAGCATTGATTGTACACGGTTGTTCTCTTTTATGATCTCTTGCTTGCTAAGCTCTGTTTGCGAGCTTGCCTGTATCTTCATTACCTCAACTTGCAGCATGTTGTTCTTATGCTCTAGCTCCTGCTGTTGTAGCATTAGCTTCTGTTGCTCTAAGAATGAGGTTAGCTCAAACTGCTGCTGCTTAAATTGCATCTCTGCTGCAATCTCGCCTTGGCGTGTTTGAATCTTCATCTGCTCTATCTGCATCTGGGCTTGTATCTGCTGCATTACAGGATCGGGTGGCGCTGCCTGTTGCGATGCTGCCTGCTCCTTTGCTTCTGCTATCTGTGTTATAGTAATTAGCGCCTTTTGGAATACTCCATCTAGTTCTTTGCCGCCCTTAAATCGCCTAACTACGTTCTGTAGTAACGCCATTGTAAAGCCAGCTAAGGGTGGATACTGCTCAATCATGCCCTTCATCTGGTCAAAGAAAGCACCCACGCTGCTCATCATCTCTAGGCCATCGGCCTTTTCCTGTGCCTGATCTAGCGCTACCATGGAATCTGAGGCTATTTCAATGCGGTACGCTAGCTGCTCGCTATCAGATACTAGCTTAAAGATCTCTTCTTTAATCTGCTCTACTGCTGCGCCTGCATCTTCTGACTTATCAGCAACCAGGGGTGCGATTAGGTTGTTAGCGTCTGCAACATCCATGATTACATCAGAGGAGAATTGCCCGGCGATAATGGCGCCAAGCTTCCCGATAGCATCTGAGATAAACTTAGAGAACTGATTTTGCCTAACGATTAGCCCTAGCGATGACCATGAGCTCTCGAGCCTGTTAGCTGTTGCCGTTTTGCTTGCATCACTGGCGCCGCGTAGCAGATCAGATACCTTGAGTGTTTCAAATAGCTGCCCCATTGCCACCTCACGGGCTCCCTGGAGCACCTGGATAGCTGCAACAAACGGCCCTACCTCGAGATACTCGATGCCGTTAGCAGTGCCACCACGGCCCTTGTAGCTAGGCCAGTTCTTAATAGGGGTAAACTTTAGATCCCCGGTGAGGAGCTGCTCGACCTCTGGCCCCATGGTTGCATCATATAAAGCGTTAGTTCGTACTGCCTGAACTAAACCGGCTAGCCGGGTGGTAATGCGCTCAATCTCTAGGATCTGATCTTTAACATGCACATAATCAGATACCGGAATAACGCTATCCGGATCAATTGCTTGGTTAATCATAGAGCAAGGAAAGAAACCTTCAAACTCTATAGGCGGCTCTCCTTGCTGCAGTATCGACTTCTCCCCGTTTGACTGCAGCCAATACACCGACTTGGATGTTTTACACCAAATCTCGTACAGCTCTGCTTTGCCTTCATACGATGCGTAGCTCCTACGCAAATCGTTCTTAATAACAGAGGGGAAAGCAGTATAAGATAAGCTTTTAGCAACCTCTTTACCAAATATCTTAGTAGCCTGATCACGATCTAGGTACGCTCTACGCGCTACCCATTCTATCTCTGATTCGTTGCGAGCATCTGAGGTTAGGAAGTCATCGTACTGAACAACCTCAAGAAAGGCGCGCTCATCATCTTTAACTTCCATTGTAAGCCGGCCAATGATTAGCCCTGAGCCATCATCTAGTAGCTCGAGCCCTTCCTGCTCCTCATCAAAGGGGGCGCCGGTTTGATCAATTAAAGCGCCCGATGCTGGATCTCTAACTAGTGCTATCTCTATTACCTCTTTAGCAAACTCAACATCGTAGCGAGCCCAAAGCGTAGCCCGGCCTGTGAGTAGAAACTGGAGCGCTGAGTTATAACCGACTAAGTTAAAATCAAAGTATTCATCTAGTGCGTACTGTACGTTACGCTCTAGGATTACGGAGCCAAGCTCTGGGATTGTACCCCCTGCTCGCTTGCGTAGTGATACCTGAGCTTTGGGAGTAGATGAGTAATAGGCAGGCAGTAGCGTATTAACACAGTACCACCACACGTTGATTCTGCGCTGTGTATCTGTAAAATCGTGCTGTGCTTTGTAAACTTTAATTGATTCTTTAGACTGCGATACAAACTTTTCGTGCCGGTTAGTAGCTAGCTGTATCTGCGAACTCCAATAAGAGCTGGAGTACTTCTTCATCGCCGGCTGGTTATCTGCTGCCTTACTTGCCATTTATAGCCGTGCCCTTTTGTGTTGACTTCGTGCTTCTGTAATGTATTGGCCAAGTTGTATCACGCCTTTCTTCACTGTGGCTACTTCTTTCTTGTAATCAGAGGCCAAGATGCGTTCTTTGCACAAATATCTAAGGCTGTCGACGGCGTGATCATCTCCTGTCGTATCAAGATCCTCTGCGTTCTTTGGGCACATCTGCTGAGCCGGTAAACTCTCTAGCAAGTACGGGCACGCTGTTGAGATATACAACATAGCAGGGGTTGCCATCAACCGCCTTCGTATCTCTGACCAACCTGAGATGCGATCATTATCTGCGCGCCTGAAGGCTGGGTGCCCGGTGTTAGAGAATACCGAGTTGAACTGATCGGCTATAGATGGGCCACCTTCCTCTGAGAAGATAGAAGGATCGGCTACGGCTATTGGATCCTCTCCTTTGCCTAATTCTGCAATCTTGCGCGCCTGATCTACGTTGTCGACCTGCTTACCCCAAAGCTCTCTATATATAACAACTGAGCCTTTAGGGTAGGCAGCCTCTTTGCCATTATCATCCTTGCCACTGCTTACGGCCCCCCATAATGCAGCAAAGGGCGAGCGAAAGCCCCAATCGTAGCCAAGGTATCTTTGCCAGTGTGTGGGTATCTTAAACGGTGCAACGATATGCCGGGAGCCAAACTCTGGGAAGTAGCTGCCTTCGTGTATACTAAAATCGCCTTCTAACCATGCTCGCACTAGCTCCGGGGAGCCGACCATATGCAAGCGGTCGATATAGCCAGGATCCTTCTGCATTAGTATCTTATTGTCGGTAACCCGGGAGGGTATGTAGACGTAGGGCACCGACTTGTTGTTGGGTAGCTTCCAATCCAGCACCTTCATGCCAAGCGGTGCTGGGTTAATGAACTTTTCTTTAAGCCAGTGATGCCCTGCGCCGCCCGGATTAAACGATAGTATGAGTTGGATGGGTGCGCCACCTGCTGATCTGAGTGCACCGAATAGCTTCCAGATGCAAGCAGGGTTGTTGTATGCCCCGGCTTCTTCTATTGCGGCTTTTAGAATGTTTTGGCCTTGGTACTTTTGGCTATCTGCATCGTTTTCTAGCGGCCTAAATCGTATGCGGCCACCACCCTTAAATACAAACATCTTCTTCTGTTCGTGCCACTCTGTACCGGGTAGCGGTAAGTAGATCTCTTTAGCGCGCTCTATTAGATCATCGGCTTGGGGCATCTCACGGCGAAAGAAAATAAGGTTTGCGTGTTTGCCGTAGCGCTGAGCATCAAGGCCAAACTTACCAAGAATCCCATCAGTTTTGCCCCCACCGCGAGAGCCGCCGAAGCCGATCATTGGTAAGGGGCAACTAATTAGCGCGTGCTGGGGGCCCGGCTGGGGCGCCCAAGAAACTCGTGGGCTCGCTGGTTCCTGTGTTATCTCCATAGGCTTGCTCCCATTCTATTTCGGTTAGTGGCTTGCTTGAAATAATGCTAACGATTGTATTCTCTACGCGCTGCTCTATTGCTGCAAGCCGTGGCGCAAAGTACGGGGCGGCTGCTATTGCTGCATATACTCGCTGCTCTAGCGAGATATCGTGGCCGTCTACTGTATCGCTTTGAGATACGCGAAGTAGAAACTCGTGTGGTAGCTCTCCAGTTATTTTAGCTTTTGAAATAGCTTCGGCTGATATCCTGCCGACTGCGCCCATGGGCCTGCCTGCCCCTTCTCTACGCCCTCCACGCCCTCCTTTTGTCAAGCGCTTTTCCTTTGAAAGTTTGAATTATTATCTTGCTTAATCCATTATTATTCTACTACGCAATTTTTGCATAGCTAAATAGTGCTAAATCTTGCGTTATACTTGTTGTAGTGTGTTACACTAGTGTGTTACTCTATAAACATAAAGAGTGAATAAACACTCAACAACGGAGCAACGATATGGCAACTAAAATCAAAGCAGTTAAGCAGTCGGTAACAATCTTCGGAGAGGTGGCAACCGTAGGTTCTAAGAAACACAAAAAGCTTTTAGCGCGCGAAGCTGAGTATGTTGCTCGCAGCTTGTACGCAAGCAACTACTTTAAAGGGATAGCGCAGCCCATTCGCTAGTTGTCACAGAGTGCCCCAAGGGGCGCTCTATTGACCGCTAACAATTAAGGGAACTATATGGAAATTACAAATCTACATCCTGTATCTATTAGAGTGTTAATCGCATTAGATAGCCTTGGCGAAATAGTTACGGAATCAGAAATTGAGTTATATCGAGCTAATGTAGTAGCTAAGATTGTAGAATCTTACCCAACTGCCAAGATATCTGTAAATATAGAACATCGTATAGATACAACGGTGTTAGTTGATGCTCCAACCCCCACAGATGAGCTTGAAACAGAAACAACCGTAGCTCATTTACTAACTACTGTGTGGAACGACACGGTATGGAACGATTTTGCATAATCTAAATAATTTAACTAATACAGGGAATTATATGAAAGCCATACTATTTTGCATTACACTACTTTGCATCTCATCTGCATCTGCTCAGCAAGATCCTAGCAGCGACCTGCTAGGCCACTACAACGGCGCAAGCGGCGGTATTGTTGGCGGCGCTGTAGGCATAGGGCGGCCCGATCCGTTCTTTGATGCGTTGCTGCTGGCTCAGGTAGCTAGATCGCCTGGCCTTGGCACTACTATCACGCAAGATACTTACACCACGCCCGATCTGCTTAGCATTATAACTGGCAGTAACGGCACGGTAACAAGCACTGTAACCAAGATCTACCCAACCGGGCAGTATCCTGTTTACCCTAATCCGTTCTTTGCGTTACCACCTAGCCGATAAATAACATCTGAATTTTTAACAATGTATAGAGGGAAATAATATGGAAAAGAAACAAGCAAATACGAATATATCGTCGATACATGCAAGCTTTATTGCAGCCCAGGCTGAGTTTGGCGCTGCGGTAAAAGGTGCGGTTAATCCGCATTTTAAGAGCCGCTACGCCGATCTTAGTGCGGTACTTGAAGCTGTGCTACCTGCGCTAAACAAGCACGGCCTGGGGCTACTGTACCGGGTACATGATTGTGATGTGGGTGTGCGCTTGGAAGCCGTGGTTATACATACAAGCGGAGAGGAGCTTTCGAGCGGTATCTTGCATTTACCGGTAGCTAAGAATGATTCGCAAGCTGTAGGGTCGGCGCTCAGCTACGGAAAACGGTACTTAGCCACCGGACTTTTTTCGCTACAAACTGCTGATGATGACGGCCACGCTGCAACTGCTAGCATGAAAGGGATATCTCAGGGAAATATCTCAATTAGTACGCAGGAGATCATGCGTTCATTGGCTCCGGTAGCTGCTCCACCTAAGCCGGTGCGCTACGACATTAGCATTTTAGAGGGCGATAC